TGCGTGTCCGTGGGAACCGGGTGCGGGTGTATTCCGGTTCTTCCTACACCCTGCGCTTCACGGCGACAGCCAGCGGTTTTTCCGGGGGCTACGCCGGGTACCGCTCGGACAACACGACCGTATGTGAACTTCTGCGTCTGGGGGACGCCTGGACCTACGAGCCGTATGAGCGGTTTGATGTGGAGATGCCGGACGGCAGCATCAAAAGCTACGGCAGGATTAGCCGTTCCAACTGCACCTGGGATGAGGAGTTCCAGGTGTTCACGCTGACCTCCGATGTGGAGGAAACCTCTACCCGGAGCGAGGACATCTCCCTGGATTATGATTTCTTCCATTCCGACCTTTTAGAGATTTCCTGCGGCGGGAACTACACGGCGAAGGTCATACCAAAGGACATCAACATCTGGATCTCCCGGCTGTTCCTTGGAGACGCGGACGGCTTTTCCATCCTCTACTACCAGGACGTGGATTCTCTGGTCTACTGGGCGAACCAGGCGGCGTACCGCTGGAAGCTCCGGGGGATGTGTATGTGGTCTTTGGGGCAGGAGGATATGCGCTTGTGGGAATGGCTGCCGAAGCAGATTTAACAATTTAATCTTTTTGAAATCAGCGACTGCTTTTCGGAGCGGCCGCTTTTTTCATACACAAAACCAAGAGAAACGGAGGTTACCAACATGAAGGAATTTTGGAATGTGATCCAGATGGTGTTCACCGCTGTGGGAGGGTGGCTTGGCTACTTCCTTGGCGGCAATGACGGGCTGATCATCGCCCTGGTGGTGTTTGCGGTGGCAGACTACATCACGGGCGTAATGTGCGCCGTATCGGACAAGAAGCTCAACAGTCAGGTGGGATTTAAAGGAATCTGCCGGAAGGTACTGATTTTCCTGCTGGTGGGAATTGCCCACATCCTTGATGTGCAGGTCATCGGTACGGGTTCTGTGCTTCGCACGGCAGTGATTTTCTTCTATCTGTCCAACGAGGGCGTGAGCATCATCGAGAACGCCGCACACCTTGGACTGCCCATCCCGGAAAAGCTGAAGGCAGTGCTGGAGCAGCTCCATGACAGAGCGGAAAATGAAAAGGAGGACGAATGATTATGGCTTACACAAACAGTTCATTGGCATCTTATACGAAACTCAGCCCCAACCACTCCGGGCAAAGGACACACTCCATCGACCGCATCACGCCCCACTGTGTGGTGGGGCAATGCTCGGTGGAAACACTCGGCAGTATCTTTCTGCCCACATCCAGACAGGCAAGCTGCAACTATGGCATCGGCGTGGACGGTCGTGTGGGTATGTATGTGGAGGAGAAAAATCGCTCCTGGTGTTCTTCTTCCAGTGCCAACGATCAGCGGGCCGTCACCATCGAGTGTGCGTCCGATACCACAGAGCCGTATGCCTTTAAGGATGTGGTCTACCAGACGCTCATTAAGCTCTGCGTGGATATCTGCAAGCGCAACGGCAAGAAAAAGCTCCTCTGGCTGGGTGATAAGGATAAGACACTCAGTTATGAGCCGAAGTCTGATGAGATGGTGCTGACTGTCCATCGCTGGTTTGCCAACAAGTCCTGTCCGGGCAGTTGGATGTATGCCCGGATGGGTGATCTTGCCGCAAAGGTCACAGCACAGCTTGGCGGCGGGGCATCCGAGGGCACCGAGACTGAGTATCCTGAAAAGCTGACAGAGGGCTATTACCGTGTCCGCAAGACCTGGGCGGACGCTAAAAGCCAGAAAGGCGCGTACAAGATCCTTTCCAACGCCAAGAAGTGCGCTGATGCCAATCCCGGCTACAGTGTGTTTGACAATAACGGCGTGAACATCTATACGCCGGGCGGCTCTGCGGTGGCGGAAGAAGTGCCGTTTACCGTCAAGGTCAGCATCTCAGACCTGAACATCCGCAAGGGGCCGGGGACGGACTACGCCAAGACCGGAACTTTTACCGGGAAAGGCGTATTCACCATCATGGAGGTGCAGTCCGGGCAGGGTTCCACGGCTGGCTGGGGACGCTTGAAGTCCGGCGCAGGGTGGATATCTCTGGATTATGCAGTGAAAACCGAATAAGGAAATAAGAAAACCCGTGTGCAAATCGGCTCGCTATGGTCGGCTGCGCACGGGTCTTTTTTTATCCGCTGAAATTCCCGGCTTCTGTCCTTTCAGAGGTAGAAGGGTACAGATTGGAGGGATAGCGGTGACGAACGAACAGAGAATGATCGTATCCGCTCTCCGGGCGCAGGGCATGGGCTACGGTGCAATCGCCCGGAAAGTCGGGATCTCAGAAAATACAGTAAAATCCTTCTGCCGCAGAAATGCACAGAAAGCGGATAAGTCGTCTGTCACTGGAGCGGACGAGCATCGGTGCCTTTGCTGCGGAGCGCCTGTGACGCAGAACGCCGGCCGAAAGGAAAAGAAGTTCTGCTCTGACAAGTGCAGGAACAAATGGTGGAACGCCCACCTCGATAAGGTTGACCGCAGGGCGATACGGGAGGTCACCTGCGCCGGATGTGGTAAGACTTTTTCGGTTTATGGACAGGCGGCGAGGAAGTACTGCAGCCATGACTGCTACATCCGGCACCGGTTCGGAGGCGGCGCGGATGAGTAAGGAGCAGATGAGACAGGAAAAGCTCTACCAGGCGACCATGAGCATGGTCAGAAAGATGCTTGCGGAGGGGCTTATCACCGAGGAAGAGTACCGTCAGATTGATACAATGTTCCTGGAAAAATACCGCCCTCTTTTCGGCACATTATTCTCCGAAATCTGTTGACTTTACAGCCTTTTAGAGTGATGTATGGTAGCGGAAAGGAGCGTGATTTCATGCCGAATTTAAGAAAAATCGAAGCGGCCGTTCCCACTATTCGGGAAAAGAAAAAGGTAGCCGCTTACGCCAGAGTGTCCATGCAGTCGGAACGGATGCTCCACTCCCTTTCCGCACAGGTGAGCTACTACAGCGGGCTGATCCAGAAGAACCCAGACTGGGAGTATGCCGGGGTCTATGCAGATGATTTTATTTCCGGTACCAACACGGTAAAGCGCGATGAGTTCAAACGGATGCTTGCCGACTGCGAGGCAGGCAAGATAGACATCATCCTGACAAAGAGCATTTCACGGTTTGCCAGGAATACGGTGGATCTTCTGGAAACGGTGCGGCATTTGAAGGATTTAGGCGTTGAGGTGCAGTTCGAGAAAGAACGCATACGCTCGATGGATGGGGACGGCGAACTGATGCTGACCATCCTGGCGTCCTTTGCCCAGGAGGAGAGCCGCAGCATTTCCGACAATGTGAAATGGGGCATCCGAAAAAGGATGCAAAACGGCATCCCAAACGGCCACTTCCGCATCTACGGTTATCGATGGGAGGGCGATGAACTGGTCATCGTGCCAGAGGAAGCGGAGGTTGTAAAGAGAATCTTCCGGAACTTCCTGGACGGGAAATCCAGGCTGGAAACCGAGCGGGAGCTTGCTGCCGAGGGCATCACAACCAGGGACGGCTGCCGTTGGGTAGATTCCAACATCAAGGTGGTACTGACCAATGTGACCTACACGGGGAACCTGCTCCTGCAAAAGGAGTTTATCTCCGACCCAATCTCCAAGCAGCGGAAAAAGAACCGAGGGGAACTTCCGCAGTACTATGTGGAGGACACCCATCCTGCCATAATCGACAAGGCCACTTTTGACTTTGTGCAGGAGGAGATGGCAAGGCGCAGGGAACTTGGCGCACTGGCAAATAAGAGTCTGAACACATCCTGC